CGCTTCGGTGACGGTGCCGAAATAGCGATTACCTAAATCAGCATCACAAGTGCTTATATCAATGGAAACTTCCATGCCTTCGATTAATTCTGGCAAGTTGTAAGTTTGGCTTACAGGTTGGCTACCCTGAAGCATGGCGGCGCGGTGACACCAGATAATCCAGCCAAGCGCCATATCCCATGCCATGTATTCTCTATCGCCATTTTTTGCCCTACGGCGATCTACAGATTCCCCGAAACGCTTCTCCATAAATAATTCATAGGCTGCTCGTTCATCCGATACTGCTGCCAGTGATGCCAGTGCAATTTTTAATGCGGTAAGCATGTTGTTTTGATCTTCATCGAGTCCGAACGGTATTTCATCCCGTGCTGACTCAATGCTGGTAATCGTGTTCTGTAACCATTCTTTGGTAAGAGTATTCATAACTATTTCACCTTAATCTCAACATTTCGCAGCTTTAGCTCTACTGGCAAGTCTGACTTTCCTGTTAATGCTAATGCGAGATTTTCAGGAGTAATGAGAGCTGTTATTGTTTTCCCCATCGCCAGACGAATAATCATTCGTATCTCGCGATCGTCACATGCTCCCGGTCGAACAATTGATATTTGTCCGTTCATCTCACTCTCCTTTGATGCCAATGTTTACAGCCTGACAAGCCTCTTTGAGCACCCAGTCAACAGCGTCTTTCCATGCTCCGGTTTCGACTGGCGGATTTTCACTCTTAACCTGTTCATAGAAGCGCACCGCTTTAATCAATCCTTCGGGTGTCAGTGGCACAGGCTGGGCCGTGAATAACGCCTGAATTTCATAGTTCGGCCTGTCGTTGCAATCCTCTTTTGTCGGTACATATTTCCAGTCACCAACCCACGGCTTCTCCTGAAAGTTCGTAACGCCTTTTCTCACGTAGCGATATCGCCATGTCACCGGTTCGGCTTCCAGCGATACCAGCGCGACTTTAAATGCGGTAAGTACGTTTTTAACCACATCGATTTTGAATACTATTTCATCACATACAAACGATTTATCGTCTACTACCGTTTCAATTCCGGTAATCGTGTTTTGTAGCCATTTGGTTAATTCAGCCATTTTTCATTACCGCCCTTTCGGGCGGTCTCCTGATGTTCTGAGGGTGCAGGAATCCCTCCGGTTAAGGATTAAATTTTATTTACAGAACTGAATTTAATTATTCAGATATACGTATCTGTAACCTTACGAACCTACTCACTGGATGCCTATTTCATAAAAATAATCCAGTGGGTTTTATCGTTTTTTCCTGTTCGTTGACCGATAACAGGTTTTCTGTCGGTCAGTACCAATATCTGGCGAACAGGTATTTGCGTTTCATTCCATTTAAAAATCAGAACGCCGGATGGACGCAACACACGAAAGGCTTCTTTAAATCCCTGCCGCAAATCATCACGCCAGGTATCTTTATTCAGCCGTCCATATTTCTTTCCCATCCAGGCGTTATCACCAACACGCTCAAGATGCGGAGGGTCGAATATAACCATCGAAAAAGATGCGTCTGCAAATGGTAGTGCACGAAAATCAGCTATCAGATCAGGACTGATAATCAGGCGTCGTCCATCACACAATGTGTGCTCTTCCTTTCTGATATCGCTAAATATCGCCCGGTCGTCATTCTTATCGAACCAGAACATGCGACTGCCACAGCACATGTCGAGGATTGCTGCATGTCCAGTCACTGGCTGCCTCCTTTGCGAAGCCGTTCCGCCCATTCTTCAAGGGATTTCTCTGCATATTCACCGGACAGGCCATCAATCGGATGCGATTCATTAGCTAACTCTTCTTTTGCTGACAGAATCATGCGTGTAACGTCGAAAACTTCAGCCAAAGGCTTATTGATAAATCCGTGATTGAAAGCAGCAGCAAGACGGCTTGCGGTATAGTTAATACCCTCGTTGCGAGCCTCAGCACGTACTTCATCGAATTTACGCACCAGATACTCAGCATTTGTTTCATTCACTTTCAGATCTCGCGGTACACATTTCCCGCGAAGAAACCCTTCCATTTCGAAAACATTCATGCGCATTTGTGTAACTCCGATAACTCGTTAAAACGTTCCATAAACATCCCGTAGGCATGGCTAGGTGCCAGTGGAATCACGTTGAACATCTCTGTTGCCGGGATGCCTTCCAGTACAGGCCAGAAAGAGCCATCATCAAGCCCGAGATCGCGGCGTTCGGTTGCCAGCATGATAAGATCGGCATATTTCACGGGCGTACTCATAACTGGGGGTAACCCGTATTTCTCACGGATTACGGCGTCAATTTTTTCTTCCATCCGTTTATAGTCAGGAAGAAGGCGTTTCAGTGGAGCGGGGATGTCCTGGCAATACGCTTCTGTTGCATCATGCATTAATGCTTCAAAAGCAAATTCCTGCGGTACCAGCTGGCTGCAAAGCACCGCATGTTGGGCGACGCTGTAGAAATGTGAAAGATGTCCTGCAAAGCGACAGATATTTGAAAGAGAAACCGCGATATCGTTAATAACGATGTCGTCTTTATTTATCTTGTCATAATAAAAATGCTTCCCGGAAAAAGTTTTAATAAATGACATTTTGTTCTCCACGTATATGCACTGCACCGCGATGAATTCTGGTAAAAGGAAGCCCTCACCATCCGGTGATTATTGAGTTAATTACGTTTCCATAAATGCCCCCGCAGGGGCATTTGCAGTAATGAAATCAGGCGGTGAAAGTACCAATAAAGGTTTCGACTTTGCTGTCTTTGAATTTCTCAACAAGCAGATCACGAAATTCGTTAGCCATTTCTTCCTGCACCGCTTCCAGCTGAATAATGCGCAGAACCAGTACAGGACGATCGCCAGTGATAATGCTGAGGCGTAATTTAAACGGACGTTCTTTCAGGCCTTCAAACGGAACGCATTTAAATTCAAATGCCACTGGCATAATGTCTTTGGTCTTCGCTTCGACTGACTCCATCAGGGAGCGTTTGCCGCTGAAGTCATTATCTTCAAAATCAGCTGTCTGGTTCGCTTCAATTGTGATTTTACGGATCGCCGCAGCCGCTTTGGTTGCCTGAATGGCGTCACCATTAGCATCAAAGCCCACAAGGTAGTCGGCCCAGTCTTCAATCCATTCTGCCAGTGACTTCTGGGAGTTACGCTCGCCGTTAACAGACAACAGGGCAGAGAACGGTGCTGTCTTTTTCAGTTTGAGAGTGGCGGTGTTATCTGCGTGACCTGGTTCATCGATAGTACCCAGGTTAAGTACACTGACGGCACGCATATTATCGGCGTCGATAAAGCAGCGGGTGCCTTCATCTGCAAGATCTTTAGAATAACGGGTAAAGTCATCGATGCTGGCAGTGGAAAGCGCACCACGGAAACGGAAGCGATTTAAATTAAATTTTTCCAGATCATGAATGCGGAAATTCTCAGGCAATGCCACAGCATCGGCACCAATCTTACTGATAATTTCATTAACACCCTGAGCAGAAATAAGAGCATGGATTTGATTAATTGCGGTTGCGTCTAAGTTCTGAGACATAATAAGTCCTCACTATATAAAGATATTCAGTGATGAGATAAATAATCAGTTAATTAAGAACGATATTAATGACCTGCTGCGCGGAGTTTTCCGTCAGGTTCACCGGCAAGAGTCAGTAATTGTCCCTGGTCTTCCTGCAGAATAGTCAGGCGACCACCGCGATTGACATACATCGGCGTTTCGGTGGTGTCTTCTTCAGAAATTTTCCCGCGGTTAGTCGGGCGAACATATGAGAGTTTGTGTTTGATTTTCACACGGTTCTCATCAAACGGTTCGATTTCCAGGTTGAGCGAGACCTTACCTTTGGTTTTCGTGTTCATCACACCGGAAGCGACTTCACTGAGAACAGCGCCGATTTTGGTTTCAAATACGCCGCCGTCCAGCTCCCCGATAAATGCCTGCACATCAGTACTGCGTTCGCTAGCCATTTTGCTGCTCCTCATCATATCGACCCTGCAAGGTCGGTTGGTTTCTCCACAAAACAGAGAAGAACACCTGCGGTGACTGCCGCCCGGATGGATTGGGTTATGAGCCCGTCGTCCGGTGATGTTCTTCTCTGTTTTGTAAAAAGAGCGGTACCAGCCGGAAGCAAGTGTACAAACTGGTACCGCCAAAGCAGTGGCTGTTGTGGTGGGGTTGTCACTCAGGTGTATGGTCAACCTGACAATCCGGTGTCCTCAACGGGGAAAGAGTAACCCCGCCATACTTACCGCCGCGCCATTTCGCGGATTACCACAACGCTGAGAGCACTTAGCCAGTTACGGCACCACACTTTGTCGCGGTTCCATAAATGCCCTCATCGTTGCACCCTGGTCTCTTCCCAGGCGTCAAACCGGATCGCCACGCTGGTTAGGCGTCTTATCAGCATCATCATTGACTTGCACATTCCGGCTACCTGGTTTGTTTGCCCGAGCAAGGAGTGGATTGTCCCCTTTAACGTCCCCAGACCGCTAACGACGCATGTGCCATACGCCGTGTTACAACCAAATTTTGTTAGTACCTTGTTTGTTGGTCTGGAAAGAAAGATAAAATGAAGTTGCGCATTATGCAAGTGTTTTTGTTGCGAGATATGCAATTTGATGGGTAATGAAAAGCCACCTTCGGGTGGCTAATTGATGAGGAGGTAAGGGTTAATTGTGTCGCTTAAGGGTTTGTGACTGGCTGATTAAGACCTTTCCAAAGACCATAAACCGGTGTTCATTTTCGCTGGTAATTCCCCATTCACGGTAAATCTGGTTATCAGAAATCACCAGTAGTTTGTCAGGTATCATTTGCAGTCGTTTGACATAAATTTTATCATCAAAACCAAATACATAGATACCATCTCCATCAAACTGATTGATACTGACATCAACGAAGATGAGATCTCCTGGCTCAATGGTTGGACACATACTGTCCCCACGAACGTTGATAACTTTAATGTGATTGGCTGGCCGTCCGCCAAACATCGATACAGCATTATCAGTTCTGTATTCAATGGCATGAATCACATCAATGACATCACCGCCCTGGATAAGGCCATTTCCCGCACTGGCACTGACATCCAGCATTTCAATACGGAATACATCCTTCACCTGCGCAACATCCTCACTAATACTGTTTTTACATACAGTATTACTTTTGAGGTCTGAGGTAAAGAGATCAGCAATATCAACACCTAAGCTCCTGGCAATATTACTCAGGGCTTGTTCAGTGAATTGTTTCTGCTTACCTGTTTCGAGGCGCGAGATATTTGCCGCATCCACTCCTATTGCTTCAGCGAGATCGGCGATTTTCATGTTCTTCGCCTGGCGAAGTTGTCTGACTCGATTTCCTATGTTCATGCGTTTATTACATTTCTTTATTGCGCGTTAAGCAAATCAACTTGCGCAAAATATTTGCGTGAAATAATATGCTCATCACGCAATATGTGGAGGTTATATGCAATCACCATTACGGAATGTGCGTAAGGCGCACGGATTTACTTTGCAGCATGTTGCTGCGGGCGTTCAGGTCAATCCAGCGACGCTGAGTCGTATTGAAAGACTGGAACAAATTCCATCTATCGATCTTGCAGAACGTCTGGCCATTTTTTTTAAGGGTGAAATCAGCGAAATGCAGATTCTTTATCCGGCACGTTTTCAATCTAGCCAAAACCAGAATGGGTTTAAACCACAGGAACAGGAGATAAACCGTGGGTAAGCATCACTGGAAAGTGGAAAAACAGCCTGAGTGGTACGTGAAAGCTGTCAGAAAAACTATCGCGGCGTTGCCGGGGGGTTACGCTGAAGCTGCTGAGTGGCTGGATGTAACAGAGAACGCTTTATTCAACCGCCTTCGTGCAGATGGCGATCAGATTTTCCCGCTGGGATGGGCAATGATTTTACAGCGCGCTGCTGGCACTCACTACATTGCGGATGCAGTCGCACAGTCTGCTGGTGGGGTGTTTGTATCGCTTCCTGAAATTGAGGAAGTAGAGAACGCCGATATAAACCAGCGCCTGCTGGAAGCCATCGAACAGATCGGGAGTTACTCAAAGCAGATTCGTTCGGCAATCGAAGATGGGGTAGTGGAGCCACACGAGCAGACAGCAATTAATGATGAATTGTATCTGTCAATTTCGAAGCTCCAGGAGCATGCGGCACTAGTCTACAAAATTTTCTGCGCTCCAGAAAAGAGTGACGCCCGCGAGTGTGCAGCTCCGGGCGTCGTGGCGTCGATTGCTTCTGGTTGTGGAGAAACTAACGCATGAACAGTTTAACAACACACTACCGTCGCTCGCAACTGATTGCGCTTCCTGTACCGGGTGGAAAAGCGAAGGTGGAATATTGCTATGCAGTGAATGTACCAGGTGACAGGGAAATTGTAACCCACAGCTTTGCAGAGTGGGCTGTGGGGGATTTCAACCGGCAGAAGGAGACAGTCCTTTGCGACAAGTTAACCGCTGGTTCAAAGATCACTACGGAGTGCCCGTCAGAGTCATTCGTTGGGAACCGGAAACACAACGGGTTATCTACCTCCGCGAAGGCTATGAGCATGAGTGCTTCAGTCCGCTCGAACAGTTTCGTCGTAAATTCAGGGAAATAGAGGTCGGTCATGAGCACTAAATTAACCGGCTATGTATGGGATGGTTGCGCAGCGTCAGGCATGAAATTATCCAGCGTGGCAATTATGGCCCGCCTGGCTGATTTCAGTAATGACGAAGGTGTGTGCTGGCCATCGATTGAAACCATTGCCCGCCAGATTGGCGCGGGGATGAGTACCGTCAGAACGGCTATCGCACGGCTGGAAGCAGAAGGCTGGTTAACGCGTAAGGCGCGTCGCCAGGGTAACCGCAATGCGTCGAATGTTTATCAGCTTAACGTTGCGAAGCTTCAGGCAGCGGCATTTTCTCAACTGTCAGATTCTGACCCGTCAAAATCTGACGCATCAAAATCTGACCCGTCAAAATTTGATGCGTCGAAATCTGGCAAAAAAGCGGGTTTTCACCCGTCAGAATCTGGCGGGGATCCGTCAGTAAAATCAAAACATGATCCGTCAGATAAAAAACCTTCTCGTCCGGACTCTTCGCAACCGGACACGCAGACGGCTGAACAGGATTTTTTAACTCGCCATCCTGATGCGGTTGTATTCAGCCCTAAAAAACGCCAGTGGGGGACGCAGGATGATTTGACCTGCGCACAGTGGCTCTGGAAAAAAATCATCGCCCTGTACGAGCAGGCTGCCGAATGTGACGGCGAGGTGGTTCGTCCCAAAGAACCGAACTGGACAGCCTGGGCAAACGAAATTCGCCTGATGTGTGTGCAGGATGGTCGTACTCACAAACAAATCTGCGAGATTTACAGCCGCGTCAGCCGCGATCCGTTCTGGTGCCGTAACGTGCTCAGCCCGTCGAAGTTGCGGGAAAAATGGGATGAGCTTTCCCTGCGCTTATCGCCGTCCGTCAGCACGTACACAGAAAAACGCGAAGACCCGTACTTCAAAGCCAGTTACGACAATGTGGACTACAGCCAGATCCCGGCAGGATTCAGGGGGTGAGCATGAGTCTTTTGAATGACGTTCAGAAATTCATTGAAGCCCATCCGGGCTGTACTTCCGGAGACATTGCGGATGCTTTTGCAGGTTACTCACGGCAGCGCGTTCTGCAGTCAGCAAGCAAGTTACGTCAGAGTGGGCGTGTGGCTCACCGTTGTGAAGGAGATACACACAGACATTTCCCGCGCCTGACTGAGAGAGCGCAGGATCCGGAACCACAACCAGTTCGTGAAACCAGACCTGTGCGCAATTTCTATGTCGGCACTAACGACCCGCGGGTGATTTTGTGCCTGACCCGCCAGGCGGAAGAACTGGAGTCCAGGGGCTTATACCGTCGTGCTGCAACGGTGTGGATGGCGGCATTCCGTGAAAGCCACTCCCTGCCAGAACGAAACAATTTTCTGGCGCGTCGTGAACGGTGTTTACGGAAAAGCAGTAAGCGGGCTGCATCAGGTGAAGAGTGGTATCTCTCAGGGAATTACGTGGGGGCTTAATGAGTAATAAATATTGCCAGGCGCTGGTGGAACTGCGGAACAAACCAGCCCATGAACTGAAGGAAGTGGGCGATCAGTGGCGCACGCCGGACAACATTTTCTGGGGAATTAACACCCTGTTTGGCCCGTTTGTTCTGGATCTGTTCACTGACGGTGATAACGCCAAATGTGCTGCGTATTACACGGCGGAAGACAACGCGCTGGCGCATGACTGGTCAGAACGCCTTGCGGAGCTTAAAGGTGCTGCCTTTGGTAATCCCCCATACAGCCGCGCCAGTCAGCATGAGGGGCAATACATCACCGGCATGCGTTACATCATGAAGCATGCCAGTGCCATGCGTGATAAAGGCGGGCGCTATGTTTTCCTGATCAAAGCTGCCACCAGCGAAGTGTGGTGGCCGGAAGATGTAGATCATATTGCTTTTATTCGCGGGCGTATTGGTTTTGAACTGCCTGCCTGGTTTATCCCGAAGGATGAGAAGCAGGTGCCGACAGGCGCTTTCTTCGCTGGTGCTATTGCTGTTTTCGACAAGACCTGGAAGGGACCGGCAATCAGCTACATCGGGCGCGATGAACTTGAGGCATGTGGTGAGGCCTTTCTGGCGCAGGTTCGCCAGCAGGCAGAAAAACTGGTCAGGGAGATGGCGGCATGACGACGTTAACTCAATGCCAGCAGCAGGTGCTGGATATGCTGATTTCTTATCAGAAAGAACGTGGTTTCCCGCCAACCAATCAGGAGGTGGCAGCCATGCTGGGATACCGTTCGGTGAATGCAGCGGTGGAGCATCTTCGCGCACTGGAGAAAAAAGGCGTCATCACGATAAAGCGTGGCGTGGCCCGGGGTATCACGCTTCATACCACAGTGAAGGACGACGACAGCGAGGCAGCCGGGATTATCCGCGCACTGCTTGCCGGTGAGGAAAACGCCAGGCTGCGTGCAACTCACTGGTTACATGAGAGGGGCCTGAAAGTATGAAGCTTATCCTGCCTTTCCCGCCCAGCGTGAACACTTACTGGCGACACCCTAACAAAGGGGCGTTTGCAGGTAAGAGCCTGATAAGCGCGGCGGGGCGAAAATTCCAGAGCGCGGCGTGCGCAGCAATAGTTGAGCAGTTACGTCGTCTGCCGAAACCAACGTCGGCACCTGCTTCAGTGGAGATCGTGTTGTTTCCTCCGGATAACAGGATCCGCGATCTGGACAACTATAACAAGGCGCTGTTTGACGCCCTGACCCACGCGGGGGTGTGGGAAGACGACAGTCAGGTGAAAAGAATGCTGGTGGAGTGGGGACCGGTTATCCCGGAAGGGAAGGTCGAGATCACTATCAGTAAGTACGAGAAAACGGCGGGTGCAGCTGCCTGATTAAGAGGAGAAACGAAGTATGAATAATCTGATGGTCATTGATGGTATTGAAGTTCGTCGTGATGCTTATGGGCGTTACAGCCTGAACGATCTGCATCGCGCAGCAGTAGCATCTGGTGCAAATGCCAGAACCAAGGAGCCAGGAAAGTTTCTTTCCAGCCAACAAACTGTTGAGCTTGTTCATGAATTAACCAACACCCAGAATTTGGGTGTTGACCCGGTGAGCGTGATTCATGGGGGAAATGAACGGGGAACGTATGTCTGTAAGGAACTGGTGTATGCCTATGCAATGTGGATCAGCCCGTCATTCCATCTGAAGGTGATCCGTACTTTCGATATGGTAACCAGCGCGCCGGAAAAGTTATCCGGACAGGCTGCTGACAAGATGCAGGCTGGCGTGATTCTGCTGGACTTTATGCGCCGGGAGTTAAATCTGTCTAACTCATCTGTGCTTGGGGCCTGTCAGAAACTCCAGGAGGCTGTTGGCTTACCGAATCTGGCACCGCGCTATGCCATTGATGCACCTGCTGACGCGCCTGATGGCTCAAGCCGCCCGACGCTGTCGCTGAGTGCACTGCTGAAGCAGTATGGTATCCGCCTGACGGCTAATCAGGCATATCACCAGATGGCGAAGCTGGGGATCGTTGAACAACGCGAACGATACAGCCGTACCGCGATTAACAACATCAAAAAATTCTGGTCGCTGACAGCGAAAGGCTGCATGTTCGGCAAGAACATCACCAGTCCCGCAAATCCGCGCGAGACGCAGCCGCATTTCTTCGAATCCCGATTCCCTGAGCTGTTAAAGCTGCTCGATACCGTTCATTGAGGTGACCGTGAGAGCACTACTGACCCCTGAAATTGCCCCGCGTATGGGGATCGTATTGTTCAGGCCAGGTTCAGAGCTGATGCCCCTGTTTATGCAGGGGCGTGTCCTGCTGGAGCCTGAGCCGGAACGTTATTCATCTTTTGCCAGTGGTGCCGTTCCGGCTGCATCACAACCGCTGGCGGATGATCCTGCCGTTCGGGCCGTGTTCCGCAATGAGGCAGTGATCCGTCGTGCTGGTGGCGTGGAATGTCTTGAAAGCTGGTTACTTCGTGAAAAAGGCTGCCAGTGGCCTCATTCCGACTGGCACAGCGAGAACATGACCACAATGCGACACGCGCCGGGCGCAATCCGTCTGTGCTGGCACTGCGATAACCAACTGCGCGATCAGTTCACGGAACGGCTGGAATCAATGGCAACGGATAACTGTGCCCGCTGGGTGTTGTCTGTTGTGCGTCGGGATCTCGGTTTTGATGACAGTCACGTTGTGACAATGCCGGAACTGTGCTGGTGGCTGATTCGTAATGATCTGGCGGATGCCTTACCGGAAAGTGCAGCCCGTAAGGCACTGAGATTACCGAAGCCTGTTGTGCCGTCTGTCACCCGGGAAAGTGACCTGGTGCCTTCGGTTCCTGCCACCAGCATCATCCAGGATAAAGCGAAAAAGGTGTTGGCGCTGAAAGTGGATCCGGAGTCGCCGGACTCTTTTATGTTACGCCCAAAACGTCGCCGCTGGGTTAATGAAAAGTACACGCGATGGGTTAAGACGCAGCCGTGCGCATGTTGTGGAAAACCTGCTGATGATCCCCACCACCTGATAGGCCACGGTCAGGGTGGAATGGGGACAAAAGCGCATGACCTCTTTGTGTTGCCTTTGTGCAGAAAGCATCACGACGAGCTGCATGCGGATAATGTGGCATTCGAAGAGAAGTATGGCTCCCAGCTGGAGCTGATATTTCGTTTTATCGATCGTGCGCTGGCGATTGGTGTGCTGGCCTGATTTTGTGGAGAAAGTTGATGCGTGATATTCAGATGGTTCTTGAGCGTTGGGGAGCGTGGGCGGCTAATAATCATGAAGATGTGACCTGGTCGTCCATTGCCGCCGGTTTTAAGGGATTAATTCCTTCAAAAGTAAAATCTCGCCCGCAATGTTGTGACGATGACGCGATGATCATTTGTGGATGTATGGCTCGCCTGAAAAAAAACAACAGCGATTTGCATGATTTATTGGTGGACTATTATGTCGGCGGCATGACTTTTATGGCGCTTGCACGTAAGCATGGGCGATCTGATTGTTGGGTTGGCAGGATGCTCCAGAAAGCTGAGGGCGTAGTGGAGGGCATGCTGATGGTGTTGGATCTCCGATTGGAGATGGATGCTGATTGTCCGAAATAATTAAAGGAAAAGTTGCTGTCTGATTGTCATTAGTCTAACATTTTAAATGTTGGAATCGCAACGTAGTTATTATCATATAACAGCTTGTTTTCTGATTTAGCCAGCCTCCCCAAAGGCTGGTTTTTTTCTAATAAGTATCATTTCGGGTAGGGATTTTATTGTTTAACCCATAATAATTCATTGACATTGAATCCCAACTTTTGAGCGGTTCGCACATAGTCTGCTTTTACTTTATCTGGAATAGTTGGGGTCCTTGCCAGAATCCATAGGTATTCTCTGTTCGGACCACTGACAAGAGCATACTTATACTCATCATCCAGTTTGATTACATTATAGCCACCATAGAAGGGGCCAAAAAACGAAACCTTCAACGCTGCAGTTTTAGTATCTCCAGTAAAGTATGCTTTACCTTCGCTCTCGCTCCATTTATTTTTCGTTGGATCGTATCCACGGTTAAGTACACGAATCCCTCCGTCGTTCCGTTTTCCATAAGTAGCGCTGACCTGTTCCAGACCACGTTCGAACCGGTTCTCGAGGCGAGCTATTTCATACCATTTTCCGAGGTAGCGGTTGGCGTCAAAATTTGTAATCGGCTGCACACCTTTAGGTGGTGTCGGGGCCTTACATGCTATAAGAGTGAAAGAGAGTGCAATGCCAGTCAACACAGGCCATAACTTCATAATAAATCCTGTACTTTTGATAGTTGAGAGTAAGTATGAAAGATAGATGATTACGACCGATCACTTAAAGAACTTTCATACTATATTAGGAATAGTCCATAACAGAAAAATTGTCAGTGATGACGCCAGAAAGGCAATTTATTCCGTGCACTACACAGTTTATGTGTTAATGAATTAGTCAAGGGGGAGGATATGATAAAAAAACCTGTGATTGGAATCAGCGGTTGTTTGGCCGGTTCTGCTGTTCGTTTTGATGGTGGTCACAAAAGAGCTGACTTTTTAATGGACAAATTAGTGGAATGGGTAACATTCAGACCAGTATGTCCGGAAATGGCTATAGGGCTGCCAGTTCCGCGTCCTGCTCTACGTCTTGTGCGCTCGACGCAAGGAAATATACGGATGTGTTTCAGCCACGACCAGAATGAGGATGTGACAGAGAGAATGACAGAGTTTAGTCGTTCTTATATGGACAAATTAAAGGATGTATCGGGGTTTGTGGTTTGTGCTAAATCTCCCAGCTGTGGCATGGAGCGCGTGCGTGTCTATGATGAAAATGGTAATCGAGGTCGTAAAGATGGAGTGGGACTATTTACGAGCACTTTGATGGAAAAGTTTTCCTGGCTACCGGTTGAAGAGGATGGGCGATTACATGATCCAGTGCTTCGTGAGAATTTTGTTGAAAGAGTTTTTGCTTTGCATGAGCTCAATCACCTTTACAAGGAGAAATTATCAAGAAGAGAGTTATTAGCTTTTCATAGTCGTTATAAGCTTCAGTTGTTGGCGCATAGTCAGGCAGGCTATAAAGATATGGGACCATTTGTGGCTGCAATACACGAGTGGGCGGACCTTGAATCATACTTTGAGGTGTATCGTGATAAGCTGATGGCGATTCTCAGAAAACCTGCATCACGTAAAAATCACACGAATGTGCTGATGCATATACAGGGGTATTTTAGTAACTACTTAAGTACACGCCAGCGTAAAGAGTTGAGCGAGGTTATACTTAACTATCGTTCTGGCACATTACCTCTTCTTGCGCCGTTGACTCTGCTGAAGCATTATCTGGGTGAGTATCCTAATGACTACTTGCTTACACAGAATTACTTCGATCCCTATCCGGACGAACTGGCTCTAAGACTGATGGTAAATTAATTGTATGCGATATCATCCAAAAGGATGAGTTCCTGCATGCAGGATATTTACAATCGTAAAAACTACACTATGATACCCAGAGTGTCAGTTTGTATAAAAACTCTGTTTACGCTGAAGAAACCATTGAGATGCAACTTAAAGTTGGTAAACATGCCAGTCAAAATATATAATATTATGATTCCACGCAGCTATATATAATATAACAGATTGGTTTAATAATTTGTCTTTGTGAGTTAAATACATAATTTTATACTTGTGATGCAATGAGATTTTCCTTATTGTTGAACTGGCGAATATTGATTTTCCACCTATACTTACCTGGTGTAACCCCAATGATATCAGGTGGATAATATGCCATACATATGTTCTATCATTTTGGTGTTGAACTCGTTTGATGTCCGAATTGGTAAAGAAGATATTTTGTTTAAAAAAGGAAGTGCTGTTCTCATTGATTACAATTTAAAAGATTTTTTTTCATCAAATATAGATCATGTAATGATCGTAGATGTTGAAGAGAAAACAGTTAATGATTTCTTTAAAAACAACACACTCTCACCTTTTTCTGTAAGAAGGTTTTATCCGGCATACTTGATGGTGGAATGTGAAGATTTTTCATTGTTAAAGAATTTGATTGCATGCTTGAATTTTGATGGCAGAACTGTGGATTTTGTTAGAAATCAAATATCACTTGCATGTCTTGCTATCTTATCTTCAGAGAAAACAGTGCAAAGTTTTTTATTTGGATGTCTTAATAGTTTAGGAAGTAAAGTTAAGGCTATTATTCACACGGATATATCTGCAGCATGGAGACTTTGTGATATATCTTCAAGACTGTATCTGAGTGAAAGCCTGTTAAAAAGAAAATTAAAGCACGAAGGCTTATCATTTAGTAAGTTAATTCTTGAAGAGCGAATGGTGATGGCGGAAAGGTTATTAAGCTACAATTTATATTCTGTTGGAAAAGTTGCTGAGATATGCGGTTATGAAAACACGTCATATTTTGTAAGTGTTTTCAGAAGATATTTTGGTGTTCCTCCCCATCAATATTCATCAAGATTTTTTTTAGAAAAAGACATGATGTAACGTGATGCGTTTTAATGATTTTGTAATTTTCGTATTTGATAATTGTATGATGCTTTCAGCTACGCCAGAATAATTGCTGGCGTTTTTCTTTTTGAATAGATGTTCGGGCCTTACGTTAATGTAACTTTTTTCCTTCTTCGAACCAAACCGTGTACACCATCCGTTATCTGCGGAGGTGAGGCTATGAAATCCATGGATAAGTTAACAACGGGCATCGCCTACGGCACCTCTGCAGGCAGTGCTGGCTACTGGTTTTTACAGTTGCTCGATAAAGTCACGCCCTCACAGTGGGCGGCAATAGGTGTATTGGGTAGTCTGGTATTTGGCATGCTGACGTATCTGACTAACCTTTATTTCAAGATTAAAGAAGACAGGCGTAAGGCTGAGAGAGGAGAGTAATCCAATGACTCAAGTCTACGAACTGGTTGTGAAAGGAGTCCGTAATTTTGAGAATAAAGTTGCGGTAACTTTAGCCTTACAAGACAAAGAACGCTTTGACGGTGAGATTTTTGACCTTGATATCACTATGGATCGTGTTGAAGGTGCTGCACTGGAGTTTTATGAGGCAGCAGCCAGAAGGAGAATCAGACAGGTCTTCCGGGATGTTGCTGCCGGGTTATGTGAAGGGAATGAGCTGTCGCCAGAAAAGCACCCCATAATTTTAGAGGCGCAGAATGTGTGGATAACTTACAAAGTAAAGCTACCGGGAAAAATTACTGGTTCTCTGAAGACTCCGCCGGAATTTTAATTTTAACAGCATATTTATCTTCCAGTAATGCCACCAGCCACTTGAAGGAATTTTGTTGTTCCTGGGACCATTTTGGGCTGTGTGATTCAAGCTGGAGCGATGCCAGTGTTGGTTGCATTTGTTCCCTGGGAATTGACAATGCCAGATATGAAAATGCGACAGTAAGGGCATTAACATCATCCCGAAGCCTGGAAATGCAGTCGAGCAACTCCTGAAGAGAAATGGTGTTATTGTCCATAAATAATCCTCTTGATTGTATTTACCTGTTCTCCGCCTGATTCAACAGGTTGGGACAGATAAACATATCCTGGGTTCAGAAATCGATAAATCCTGATAAATATCCATGAACGTAAAAGTCAAATACGGCCTGTCGGCTGCCGTTCTGGCGCTGATTGGTGCTGGTGCATCTGCTCCTCAGATACTTGACCAGTTTCTGGACGAAAAAGAAGGTAACCACACAATGGCATACCGTGATGGTTCCGGCATATGGACCATCTGTCGGGGTGCCACAGTGGTGGATGGAAAACCCGTTTTTCCCAATATGAAACTGTCGAAGGAAAAATGCGACCAGGTTAACGCTATTGAGCGTGATAAGGCTCTGGCATGGGTGGAGCGCAATATTAAAGTACCACTGACCGAACCACAAAAAGCGGGTATCGCGTCATTTTGTCCCTATAACATTGGCCCCGGTAAGTGTTTTCCGTCGACGTTTTATAAACGGCTGAATGCTGGTGATCGTAAAGGTGCATGCGAGGCGATTCGCTGGTGGATTAAGGACAGGGGGCGTGATTGCCGCATTCGTTCAAATAACTGTTACGGTCAGGTTATTCGTCGTGATCAGGAGAGCGCGTTAGTGTGCTGGGGGAGCGACAGATAAGCAGAATATTTCTCTGAAAAATGACGTTGGCCAACGCGGGTGGATAACACGATATTAGTCATAAATGAATTGAAGTAGTGAATAAGAGCAGACCCCCGATTGCGCGAACAGTCGGGTTTTTTGTGTTTCCTGACTCCGGAAAAGCCAAAGGAGAAAGTGTGTTTGATTTTAGCAAACTGATTCGGGAGATTCGAACTATGGCTGAAAAATTATCCACCTGGAAATTCATTCTTTTCTGGCTGGTGTTTGCGATTATGGCCTCCGGTTATTTCATTGCTCAGATACGCTGGTGGTGAAATGAAACGGGTTCTGTATGCGGTGATTGTTATTCTACTGGTGGTCAGTGGTGCGCTGTTGCTGGCAATAGCCCATTACCGCGATAATGCCATCATCTACAAAGAGCAGAGAGATGATGCGAAGACAAAACTCAGCCAGGCGAATGCAGCCATTACTGACATGCAGCAGCGCCAGCGTGATATTACTGCACTCGATGCAAAATACCTGAAGGAATTAGCTGATGCGAAAGCTGAAAATGATGCTCTTCGTGATGATATTGCCGCTGGTCGTCGTCGGTTGCGCATCAGAGCAGTCTGTCAGACCGGACGTGAAGCCACCGCCGCCCCCGGCGTGGGTAATGCAGCCGCCCCCCGACTGGCAGACACCGCTGAACGGGATTATTTCACCCTCAGAGAGCGACTGATAATAATGCAAAAACAACTTGAAGGGGCACAGCTATACATTCGAGAGCAATGCCTCAGATAAAAACCGGCCAAGGATAATCCGCTGAAGATTCGCCGGGGCTAGAGAGAGCCAAAGCTTTAATTGACACCATTACTCATAGCAAGGCAATGCATCGTTTTTATGAGGTCAATAGATGCCTGATTTATTTCTGTGCGCCGTATCGTCGCTGTATTCCTTCGTTAACCATGAGTGTAGTCCGACGGGGAGCACGAGTGTGTGGGAATAATAAAAAACGATACACACCTGGGTTTACCGCTTTTATGCTTCGCGGGTTTGCTCTTCATGCAGCTAGTCCGGTACAGAGGTGTATGAAACCGGACTGCTGATTTAATTAATTCCTATATTAATGGTCTGTTATTTTCAACATCTTCCATGTACAAAAGATCGTGATCAAACGAATAGTAAAACCGTATGTTTTTATCTATATCTGTAATCCAGCGATAAACACCTGCTTTTGCTAAAGTGAGACGATATTGGTGAAATGTAGATTTACCTGATATAAGATTCCTGGCTGCTTCTTTAATTAACTCTGGTTTTTTTGATGTGCTAACTTTCACAAGTCCTCTACTGCCTCGAACTAATAAAACATTATCATCATGAGTAATTAGTCTTATATTATCAGTAGCCAGATAATAAATATAATGCGCAATATTATGGCGTTTTAATTCGGAGTAAAACCATGGGAAGTATAAATTACTTCTAACGTGTTCGAATATCTCTTGAAAAATATTTGCCTGCTCCATCAGGAAATATCCTCTTGTCACTGCTACTTCTTACCATGAGCTTAGATAGTTTGCATGATTTGTTCTCTCACATCAATCTGATCCGACCTCATTGAGGTGGGCGTTTTGAATACCTGATAAGAAATGTGGGTCCTCCTAATGGGGGAGGCTGGCACGGGGCGGGAGCGTCGCGGAAAAAGGCTAGTTTTTGCATTTCCATGGCGGCGGC